GCCGAGCCCCACGTGGACCTCGCTCGCCGCCGGGTCCAGGGTTATCTCCCCGCTGCTGTTGACCGTCTTGGAGCTCTGCACGGCGCCGTCGGCCAATACCTGCACCGTCTCGCCGGCGAGATGCGTGAGGCCCGATACCGTGGTCACGGGGCTTCCGAAGCTCCCGGTCAGGCCGCAGTCCACGAAATACTGCTCCGTCTGCGTCACGTAGGGCTGCTGGAAATACTCGACAAATCTCTTCGTGGAACCGTTGATGGTGCGCTTGACCGCCACCCACACCTCGTCTCGGGTGTCGCCGGGGATGGTGCACACGCTCTCAAACTCGCCATCGGCCCCCGTGGTTTGCCGGTGCCAGGCCACCACGTTTTCCAGGCGGTCGTAGGTGCAGCCGAGCAGTTGTCCGTCGTCCCGCACGCACCAGATGATGGGGTCGGGCTCCATTTGCAGGGCCGCGTCCACGATGCCCGAGCCGGTCCCGGTGATATGCTCGGCCCGAATGGTCAAGTCCTTGCTGTTCCAGGCGTCCGAGCCGTAGTCGTAGACAAGCTCGCGGACTTTTTTCCTCATGCGCTGCACATAGACGAGGGCCTGCCCCACGGTCACGGGTTGTATGTTCGCCGTGCCGTAGTTGTTCTCCAATCGCACGTTGACGTTGGTCGGGGTCAAGGGCTCATCCGCGGAGGAGGAGCGCGCCCGCCATACACCCCCTGTGGTGCCGGCCACGAGCGAAAGGCCCGGTTCCAACCAGCGAAGAGCGTTGACCTGCTGGCCCGCGACCACGTAGGCATAGGCGTTGTCATCGGCCACCGTGCCGTCGGCCGCGCTCGGGGCCATGTCCTCGTAATCACCCGACACGCTCCCCCATATGTTTTGCGGGTCCTCGGCGGAGCCGGCGAAAACCAGGCGCTGCTCGTAGAAGGCCACCGCGCCGGGATATCCCTCCACGTCGTCCCAGGCGGCCTTGCGCCAGGTGGTTACCGCCGTCGTGTCGCCGAGATCGCTGTTCACCGTGCAGTTGGCCACCCGCGCCGAAGGGCTGCCCAGGCTGTCTATCGTGAAGTTGCCCCAAGTGGAGCCGTGCTTGATGCGCCACGTGCCGCCCACGTGCCCGGCGACAAACAGATCCGCCGAAGCCGTGACCGTGATGCTGCCCGTGGTGGCGCTCGGGGTGAGCGTTGTCGAGGTTTCGTTCTCGTCGAGATACGGCCCGTCGTTGAATGCGACCTGCGTCAAGGTCCAGGCCGCGTGTCCGGTGCGGGTGAGTTTCCGGGGCGCGTAGTTGGGGTGGACGATATACATGGTGTCCGCGTCTTGCGCGAACTTAAGCTCAAACAGGTCCGCCTCCAGGTAAGGCGTGGCTATCTCATACGCCACCCCCGAGCTATCCACTATTTGCCCCTGGTTGCGGTAGAACCGGAAATACTGGTCTCCGGCCTCGATGACGTAGGTTTGGGCTGTAGAGAATTCGAACGGGATGAGCCGAACCGCCTTGGTGCTGTCCTTGACCTCCGCCACGTAGTAGGTGCCGGTGCGCTTCGTAACCCCGCCGTGCCGGTAGACAATGAAGTTCTCGCAGGTTTTGAGGGCGTTCTGGTAGATTTCCAGGTCCACCCGGCCCTCAAGCCGCGGGGATATCTCCCCCGCGGTAAAATTACTCTGAATGTGGACCGCCTTCGGCATTTAGGTCGTCTCGTCAACTTCGAGCAGGTAGTTTCCGCTAGCCTCTCGGGCCGCCACCCAAGAGGAGAAGTCTTGCTCGTCCGGGACGCCTTCCTGGCTGTCGATGGTCTGCGCTTCGAGCTTGTAATCCCGGTAGAGCGCCATCATCTCTCTTTGCTGTGTCGAGGAGCCGGTCAGCCCGTAGGAGATATCCGCCGCGAGCCGGGCCGCCACCGCGTCCACGAGCCACGGAGAGAACTCGTTCGGGTCGGTGATGCGCTTGATATAGGTGATGTAGACGCTGGAATAATTGCAGAGCAGGTATCGCCCCTCGATTTTATAGTCCTTCGCGCCGTCCAACTCTCCCTTGAGGTGGAGCACGCGGAGACAATAGGGGTCGTTCGGCAGGGCGTAACGGTAATCGTAGCCGTGGGTCGGGTTGGTGCTGTCGCGCGCGAGAGACGGCGAGCGCACTATGGCGCAATTCCAGGGGTGCGCCGCGAGCACGGCGTCCACGCTGTCCTGAAACATGCGGTTACAGAGCCGCGCCGCCTTGGAGTCCTGGGTCATGCTCGTGATGCTCGATGAGCTCCCCAGGAAGCCCAAGGCCCGGTTGCAGATATCGACCTGAGAAGGCATTTACCCCTCCAATGCGGGCCAGGCATACCCGAGCCACCCGCTGTCGGGCTCCCCGAGCCAGTCCTTGGTTCGGCCCGAGAGAGACCGCACCCGGTCCTCGAACTGGTTGTCCCGCGCCCACTTCCACACTTCCTCTATGGCCTGGCCGTTCTCGAAGTCCGTCAACGGGCCTTTCAGGTCGAAGTAGTGCCCGCTGTTGTCCATGGGCATGCCCGCCAGGATGATGCGGTCGTAGCCCATGGCGAGGCCCACCTGCACGCCGAAGAGCCCGGAGGTCCCGCCCACGTTGAGGATGCTCCAGACCACATCGACCATCGCCCACTTCTTGTAACTGTGGGTTTTGACCGGCAGCCCCTCGCCGTAGTTGTGGCCGTAGCGGAAGCCGAGCCAGCACTTGAAATACTCCGGGTGCAAGCTAACCAGGTGTTCGATCTTCCCGGTGTAGTGCATGGCCGGGTCGTTGACGCTCATCCGGTGGCCGCGGTGCGTCGGGTCGAAGCGCGCCAGGTCGTCGCGCACACAAGGCGCCGAACCGATAACGAGCAGGTGTCCGCCGTATTGCCCGGCCTCCTGCGGCACGGGCTCTCGCATCCGGATGCCGTTGACAATCACCACGTTGCCCGCCGGTTCCTCGCCGGTCTCGATGACGGTCGGCGGATCTCCCGCCGGAACGAGTTGGGGCCGCCCGAGAAACCCGTCAGGGCCGCGCTTGCTTATCTCGGTCATGATGGTCCCCCCAACCAATCGCGGGTGTTGCCGCTGAGTGACTTCACCCGCCCTCGGAAATAGTTGTCTCGCGCGTATTTCCAGGCCCGCTCATACGATTCCAGGCCGTATTTCCGCCGCACTTCCGGCGGCTCCCAAAATGTCCCGCTGTCGTCCATTGGGATGCCCGCGAGCACGATCCGCTCATAGCCGAGCATGAGGCCCACCTGCACCCCGAAGAGCCCCGAGAGGCCGTCCGAATGAAGCGGGCTCCACACGAAATCAACGCCGTCGGCCTTCCTTACCGAATGGGTATGAGAATGTCCGGCGGTCGGATACCGGGCCTTTCTGAGCGCCCTCCACGGCCCCAGGTGCTTCGGGTGAAGCGAAGCCATATGGGTAATCGGCTCCGGGATGAACATCGCGCTGTCGTTCACCGCCATCAGCTTGAAGTTGCCGCGGCCAGTTAATGTGTCGGCGGCCGCTAAGTCCTCCCATACACATCGCGCTCCCCCGATAACGAGCAGGGCCCCCCTGCAGGTGGCGGAGACGGGGGGGAGCGGATACCCCCCCTCGTCCTCGCGTCTCATGATCCTTCCCATCCCTGCTCCTTACTGGAACGAAGAGTGGAATATTTGGACCTTGATGGTTCCCGTGGCCGCCGCTCCGCCGATGGTGAGCATCACCTGCTCTTCCGCGGTAAGCGGCTCGCAGATGGAGGCAATCAGGTTGCACCAGAACTGCCCCGCCGAGCTCACATCAGCCGCGGCGTGATACTCGTCATCGTCGTCGGAGTTGCCCACGTCCAGGGTCACGCCGGTTCCCAGGGCGTCGTGAAACACTTGAATGCCCACGATCTGATGCCCCTTGGGAATGGGCGTGCCCACGTTGATGGTTTTAGTCGCCGCGACGCTCGAACACTCATACTCGTCAGCTGTGACGTGCACCTTGGCGCCGTCGTGCGGCTCGCTGATCCTGGTCCCTGCGTCATACAGGGTCTTGTTGATGCCCTCGTAGTCAGCCATATTTCAACCCTCCATCGGGCTTATGGTTCACTCCCCGGCCGCCCGGCTTAGCTCTCGTAGCAGGCGACCTCCACGACCTTGACCTCCTCCATGCGCGTGGCTCCCAGGCCCATCTCGGTGTAAGCCTGCCAAGCCATGTTCTTGTCGCGGCGCACGCCGATGTCGGCCTTGATGTCCTTGCTCATCCCGAGCATGACGCCCGTCTTGTGCCAGGCGAGGCAGTAAGTAACCGAGCTCGACGTGGTGAGCTCTTCCGTTCGGATGAACTTGAAGCCCATGAAGGTATCGACTTCGCCGGCCACCAGGGCGCGGATCGTGTTGTAGTCCGCACTCTGGATTTGGGTGATGCCGAGCAAGTCCTGGAGCTGGTAAGCGGTCAACGCGAAGTAACGGTTCTCGTCGGGAACGTCGTTGCCGTCGAGAATGTTCTTGGCGCTCCTGAGCTTCGCCAAGGTCAGGCCCGCGGATGCGTGAGCGATCTTCTGCGAGCTCGGAAGCGCCGTGGAGGTGCCCCCGGCGTGGCCGGTCTTGGCCGTGCCGCGCATGGCGGCCGCGATGATGTTGTCCATCTTGCGCCCCGCCGCATACGCCTGGGACTGCACGTAGGAGTTTTTCGGGTCGATGAGCAGGGCGGCATTGTCGGCGGTGTCCAAGAGGTCTGCGACGTTATACCATTTGATGTCAACCCTGCGCCGAGTGTGCGGCGTGTCGTTCTGCGGCGTGTTCGCGTGCCGGGAGGTGATGGGGTTCATGGTCTGCTTGCCGATCTGGTCGAAGTAGCCCACGTCGCCGGTGATGTGGCGGAAGAGCACGGCCTTGCGAAGCCGGCTCTCTTTCTGCTGCGCGATTTCAAAGACGTTGCGCGCATACTGATCCACCATGGCGGTGGTGATCTGAGTGCTCATGAAGAAAACCCTCCATGCGAGATGTGGTGCTGTGTCTCGCGCAGAGGGTTGTCTCGGGAGCCGAGGGCCTCCGCTTGCCTACTGGCCGGCCAGGCCCCCCCTTCTTTCGGGGGAGAGCACGGGGCGCGGTAGTCCGCGGTTGTCCGTTAAGCTAGATTGTGGTCCGGGGCGCCTTGCGGCGGTTATCCGGTATTCCGGTCTCCTGTTTGTGCGGGGCGGGCGATTGCCCGGTTGTCCGCGTTAACCCACTCTTACGATGGTTGAAGCGCCCTCTGAGGCGTCGGCCGCCGCTTCACCCCCCATGTATTTGAGGAGGTCGGCCACTTCCTTGACGAGCGCGTTGTGCTTCGGGTCGCTCTCGTTGTAATAAGCCGGGTCCTGCATGATGGCGTCGCGCCTCGCGCGGGCCTCCGCCGGGCTCAGAGCGCCGGTCATGGCGCCGGGGGCGCCCACCAGGGTATCGTCACTGAGCTTGTCCGCCAGGTTCGCCATGGCCGCGATGAAGATGGGGTTGCGCCCGAGGCCGGAGCTCTTCACAAACTCCTCGCCCCCCTCAACGGCTCCGAACACCAAGGCGAACGTCTTGTTGGCCGCGCTGAGCTTTTGCGGGTAAGCCTGGCCCCACATGTTTTTCAGGTTCCTCTCGACCTCTTCCGTCTCGCGGCTTATCTGCTCATGCACGGCGATATAGCGGTTGCCCATCTCCTGCATGTAGCCCTGGAAAAGCGCCTGCGCCTGCTGGCTGCTCAGGCCCGCCCGGTAAGCCGCGTCCTTGAACCAGTTGACAAAGGCCGGGTCGTCCGGCACGCCTTCCGGCAGCTGCGCCGCAAGCTCGTATTTATCGGGAGCGTCCGGGCGCCCGGTAGCGGCGTAGAAGGCGTCGAGCTCTTCCTGGGTCGCGTTGGGGCCGGGAAGCTCCACCCTGTTCCTGCCGAGCGCCGCGCGAGCCTCCAGGTAGCTTTTCGCCAAGTCCGGCACGTCCTTGAAGCGTTGGAGCGTCGGGCTCTCCTTGAGGTCATCGGGCAGCGTGTCGCGCCACGTCGGCTCCGTCGCCGGCCCCGGCTCCCCAAGGTTCCGGACGCCCACCGGCGGGGTTTCCACTGCGCCGGGCTGCGCTCCGGGCTGGTCGCCTACCCCGCCTGTCGGGGTTCCGGCGGTCCCGGTCGGTTCATCCTGCATCGTTCACCCCCCATCCTTGCGCGGGAGCCGTCTCGGGCTCCTCGCCGGTTTCCGTCTCCGTCTCCGGCTCCGGCATCGGGCCGAAAACCATGTGCAATATGTGAAGCCCCATGGACTGCTCGCCTTGCAAAAACGCACTCGCGCGGGCATCCTCCGTGTAGGTGCCCTCGACCAGGTGGGCGCGGCGCATCAGGTCATCCAGCACCCGCTCACCGTGCTCGCCGGAAAACGCCGTCCGGTAGCTCTGTATGAGCGTTATCACCGGGGCCTCGGCCCTTGCGGGCTCGGCGGGGCGCGGAATGAACCTTTTAAGCAGCCGCCAGTTCACGCCTCATCCCCCCTTGGAGCACGGTCTGTAAGAGCTGCGTGCGTTGCTCCTGCTTCATCTGCATCGCTTGGGCCTCCTGCTTCCGCTTCCTGATCGCATCCACCACACGCGAGTCGTTCAGAATCTTGGCCGGCACGCCCACCAGGTCCGCCGCCACCCTCACAAA